CCATCATAAGCTATTATAATTTTACTGTCTATAAAATATATTATATTGTATCAATGTCGTATTCTATTAATGTTAATGTCAAAATTCATAAACTTAATTACAGCAATGACTACTCATTTAGGAAAAGATAAGATTAAACCACAACGTATATTAACCATGTAAATAAATATGTAAAGTCTAAAAAGATATATAAAAGGTAAATAAAAATTATTTACAAAAAAAGAACTCACACCAAATGTGAGTTCTTTACTCTGGTGGTGCATATGACACGCTGTACGAACCATTTTTATATCGCACAATCGAGATATCCGATACGATTAGTTATTACATATTAGATTTATTCTTCATCTAATCACTCCTTATCTTGATTACATTACACATCTAATTCGATTTAACGTCAACAAAAAATAAGCCTACTGGCAAAGATTTTTATCTAAGCTAGTAGGCTTGATTTTATGCTATTCAGTTATAATCAATTACTTTACAACTTGTTCCTATTTGGAACAGGTTGCGTATATCCACCATTACACGCTATGGAGATGTATGGATCACCTCAATTCTTGGCTGCTAGGTATACAACAGTACCACCTAATAAAATATTAAGTAATTTACTATTTCGTTGTTGCATCTTCGCTTTTTTGATTTCGTTCTTCTGCTGCTCTAAGTATATTTCTGCTTTCGCTAATGATAGCTTTTGCTCGTTCAGCATCTGTTCTTGCTTTTGCAGTAAGTTCCGTGCTTCTGTCAACTGCGTTTTCTGTTCGTTGATTAAGTTCAAGGCTTGTATTAATTCGTTCTTCTGTTCGCTCGTTGAGAGTTTGGCTACTTTCAACTGCTGTTCTAATGCGTTGATTGTATTCAACTGACTGTCTATTGTATTCTCTAGCGTGTCGAAGTTCGTTTTCAGCGTTGCGTATTCCTGTGGTGTCAATGTTACTGATTCTGTTGGAGTAGACCCATACACAGATGATGCAAACAAGAACCACCACAATAGCAGTGCAATAGCCACTATAGGCAGAAAATATAGTTTTAAATTTCTCATACATATATACCCCCTATATATTACTTCCCCATTGTTGAGCATAATATTTAGCTTTGCCACGAATTACATCGCCACCAGAACCAGGAACATCACCCTCACGTACAGCCCATAAGTCCCATCGTTCACATGTTGTGGTAGGTCCGTATGGCTCGTGAGCATAATAACCGTCCATGTTATCGGCTGCCTCCGCATGTGTTAAGACATGCTCGATATCACATGGGATACCAAGGTCTACACATAGCAAAGCTACAACCTGTGCCAATGTTTCAATCTGCGCATCTGTAGGAGCATATTCGCCAAGGTTATCAGTCCATTGAGCGCCATATGCGCAATCTAGTGCGATACCTACTGCAAAACCATTGCGCATATAGGTGTGATTTTTATGGTCTGTTAATTCGCCATCAATGTAAATATTCCCATCCCTATCGATGTTAATATGGTAGTCATCAAATTGTTGATTGTACCTACCTGCCGTCCAATGCAAATATATTTTACTAATCTGACTTAAAGCTCTACGGCAATAGTCATTTAAATCAGTAAGACTAACGAGGTGCATTATAATCACTCCTTTCGTTTACTACGGTATTAATCGGTATTTTAGGAGGTTCCTCTAGCTTATCTGGAACACCGTTTCCATCCTTATCAACCCATAACGCCAAGAACCCTACTAGGGCCGTCAATACGGATGGGATAAAGATATGGTCTATTATAATAATCCCTACATCAATCAACTTATTCATATCTTCAGTAACATGGCCTTTAGCAAACGCCATTATGTATTGAAACACTACCAATAAAATAGGCACTAGCATGATTAGTACTAGTGCCCTTGTTGCAAGAACTCCTGTAGGGTGGAAGTTGGCCACTCTAACAGATTGATATGATTTTTTTAAAACATTAATGAGCTTTGGCGGTATGTTCATGAAATTCCTCCTTTAACTCATCTATACGCGACTCCATTCCTTTTACCCTTGTGGCTAGTTTCACGTGTTCTGTATATGCTTTTACACGTTCTTCCCTCGATAACTTGATTTCATTCTTTAAATCGTTAAGGGTTTCTGTAAGAACCCCCATTTTTTCTTGGAATACAAGTGTATCTTGTAAGTGCTGTAAATCACGCTTTTCTAACAGCGGAAGTACCAATACTTTATACGTAAAGCCAGCGACTATACTGACGATAGTTAATGTCGTCAGTATATCATTGAGCTCAAATTGCCATGTCCACATTCAATTATCTCCTTACCAAAGTATTACACTGGCTTCCACATTTTAGTATAGATATCCCACTTCTTGGTCGAGTTATGATTATATACTTCTAAATCAATCTTATTAATACTAATGTCAGAAGGTGGCACAGAGTCATCAGCTACGATGATTTTGTTAGGGCCGTATTTATTACCATATTTATCACTGAGGATTAAGTTATTGTCCTTCCAAGTAAAGGACGGAATTTCTAATACTTTGATTTCAGAAATTTCAAAAGCGTCTATATTAATATCTGTAGCCTTCGGTAAATTAACAACGTTGTATTCCGTACCATAAAAGGCGTCTGCACCTACTTTAACAACATTAGGGCAAGTCAATGTACCCTCTAAATCACTCCGGCCATAGAACTGTCTAGCTAGAATTTCGGTAGCAGTGGCTGCATCAAAAGTAGGTGCAGGGTTTGGACCCGGTTGTGGTTGAGGTGGTTGATTCTTATCTGCTAAATTGTTAATAATACCAACAATCTCACTATCAGAATAGCCTTTACTATATGCACCTTTTACCGCATCAAGGATATATCCATAAGTACTAGCGGGTTCAATGCTGTTGATTTCTTCTGCAAACTTGAATAACTTACCCTCAGACGTTACGCCTTTAGATTGAATGGCATCTCTAATTTGAGTGATATGACCCCCAAAATTATTTAGCTCACTCATAAAATCATTAATAATTGCTTGTTTCGGTCTAGCCATGTTAGTTACCTCCGTTAATCTTTCTTAATTCGACAATAATTTGTTCGAGTTCATCTTTAACCATGAACTCGCTAGTGTCAGGTGCTGGCCCTGTTAATCCTCTAGGACCTGGTTCTCCCGGGTCCCCTTTTAGTCCCTTCTCACCTCGGTCTCCTTTTTCTCCTTTGAGTTGTTGTTTTTGGCTTTCGGTTAAATCTTCAAAACGTACTTGTAATTTGATAATTTGTTTATCATCTTTAATATTTATGTTGTCTTCAGCGTCTACATAAACATTAATATCATTCATATTATTTACCTCTATTGCTGACGCCTTCAAGAATAGTTAGTTGACCTTTGACGAGACATTTAACAGGTCTATCTCCGGCCCAAACAAATAAATCCCACGCGTATCTGCCGTCAAGTAATTCTTTTGTATCCAAAGAAAGGATAATTCTACAACGTTCGCCTGTTGCTAAATTATCCTTTGATACTGTGATATTGAATTTGGCTCGATACCGTTCATCATAAGTAAACTTTCTTACACATGAAAACAAATCTTCTGGATCTACTTCGACATTATATCCAATCGTCAAGGTGATGAACTCGCCCTTAATAGCTGATAGATTATGTTCAACTGGTATCATATTTATCACCACCTATGCTTTTTTTACAGCAATACAAATGTAATTGGCGACGCCTGGAATAAAGATTTCTTCACCGTAACGTCCTTTTTCGGCAACGCTATTCCAGCTTTTAGATACACCTTGAGTACCTATTAAACGCGTCCCTACATGTACCTTTCTTCCTTCTTTCCAACATTCGAGATTAATCATATTCCGCGGATTGCCTTCGTCAACATCAAGATAGTATCTTTCTACATTGGATTGATTTACGGACAATAACCATTTGCACTCATCTTCTGTAAATCCTTCAGGAATCGGAAGTGTTTGCCCGTCGCGAGCACTACCATATGTAACGCTAATATCCGGAATTGTTAGAAGTGGGTTAAATGCTGGATTGCCGTCTTTTCCAAACCAGCCCGGCCTTTCTTTACAACATAGATTAGAAGCTCTAGTATTTTTATAATTACCTAGGTCTAAGTTAGTACCACCATCGCTATCCACTCCCCCATCTGAAATAGTATGATAGCCTCCGCCGGCTTTGCGTTGAATTTTAATAATAGCACTTGTAGCTATGTCTAAATCGCCCGTCATAGTGTCGCCGGATTTTTTTACGTAAGAGTCATCTAGCTTTGTATTAATATCATCAGATAGCTTATCCGCAGTAACGGATTTATCTGCGAGTTTAGGGGTTGTAACGCTCTCATCTTTTAGTTTCCGAGTAGTTACACTCGCATCAGGGTGATCGAGTTCATTTAATTCTCGATGGTCTTTTAATGAATTTTGCAGTCTACCAAAGAAATCATCAATCTTTTGCCAGTTATCATTTCTAAGATTGACATCATATTTGTCTGACTCCAAAGGTTTAAGCAAGTTCATTATTGGCGTATAATTTGCCATTATGGCAACACCTCCTGGTTCAATGCAAAATGAGTGAATTCAGCTAGTTCTTTATGGGTAAAGCGCGACAAATCAATGTGGCGGTTATAAAGCAAATCTACGTCAAAAATTAGATTCATTGGAATAATTTCTTTTAGCATATTAGCAACGATGTCACGTTGTTTCTTTACTCCTAATGAAATCTTAAATTTGATGCTGTAATTATTAAAATCTTCTATGATTTTATAATTTCCTTCACCACATAATGTATCTAGTAATTCACGTAACTTAATCATAGTGTAAGGACGTTGACCCAAAAGTGCAGCTAATATAGCAAAACGTCTTGTATCAGATGAATCGGTAGGCTCAGGTTGAAGTTCAAGAATTTTTTCCCATTGAGACAATCCATAATCATCAGCTGTATAAATATATTGTTCTTTGAAAATATTAATGAGTAAATCCCATATAGCTTGTACCTCAATTGATTCAATTCTATACACTTCTTGAATATCTACAGCATCTTTGGTCACAGGAACAGCGTAGTCCGAAAGGTTGATTAAACGTTTAAACGTTCCAAAATTAATTGTATTGTTCATATAGCCACCAACTCTACTGTACCCAATACAGGAATCTGATTATCTTTAAGGTCTAATCGATTGATAGCACGATCATTAATTTTAATCGTGCCCACATCAATCACATTATCGATATCGATTAGTAGCGCCGTAATAATTGAGGTTCGCACTGATATAAAATTGCCTTCATCTTGAGTTGACCATTCCTCACAGCGTTTCAACAACTTATCTGATATTGCTTTTTCAACCTTAGATTGTATTTCGCTAACTGGGTGTCCAGCTTTCATGTTAACTTGAATTTTGTAGTTAATAGTAATAGGTTCCGCAGATACAACAGTAACCGTATGCCCTATAGGAGCTAAGCCGTAGCCTTTCCCTTGGTTAGGCCCTGGGTCAAATGTATTTTGAACTTCTTTAACTAACTCATTGTCAGCCTTTGCAAATTCACTATTAACTATTACAAGCTTTACTGTCCCCCCTCCATTCCAACAGCGGTACACTTTAACCCCACCAACACCGGCGATAGCAAGAGCTTTTTTCTTGTAATCTGCGCCATTGCCTCCGTAGGCGTTTGACTTAATCGCATCAAAATAACGCTTACGAAATACTTCAGTATCCTCTTCGTCCTCACCAGGCGTGATTAGCTTAGTAATACTTGCCTCCGTAAGGCCGTTAATTCCTGTAATCGGAGTTATAGTTCCGATACTATTATTAACGATACGTCCTGCAGTTTCAGCTTTTAATTTATACCGATGTTCAGCATTATTAATAAGCTCCTTTACTGTGAAATTATACTCATTAAAATTGAATCGGCTTCCAATAGGGACTGCAATATTAAACTTCCCCTCGAACTCTGCAAAAGTTGCAGCCTCAGGAATAATGTTGAATTCTGCAGCACGTAATATCAGATACTCGCGATTTGCAGTAGTAGCAAAAGACTGTTTCAAAATCACATCAGCCATAATATATAATTCGGCCATTTCGAAAGCAGCTGGAGCTACGCTATCGAACATAACGGACCCCTCTCGTTTATCGTAACGATCACTTGCCCGGTCTAAGATTCGTTTTGTAATCCTACTCGATGTCATGTGCTCATACAATACCTTTCACCCCCTTTTTTATTCCTTGTAATGTTCCATAAATAGTATCGACATCAAATTCAACCATGACATCACCGCCATTGTTACTAAATTCAAAGTTATGGACCTTTGTGATTCTATCATCATTTAATAGAGCCTCTTCAATACGTCGTTGCAGCTCAGCGTAAACGTATGGGATAGGCTCTCCAAATAGATCTTGTAACTCAATGCCATAGTTCCAACTATATATAAGATATTGATATCGTTCTGTATTAATGATTTTATAAATCGCTTGTTCTATGGCAGACAGTTTATCAGCGTACCCTCGTATCTGACCATCTGTCCTAAAGTCAATAGCATGTGTAAAAGATGGCTCAATATAATTCACAGTATCAGGGATTAGCGTGTCACTATTCTGTTTTGGTAAAAGTAAGTTCTCTGCCATTATTTAGTTGTGCACCCCCTATTCGGATTGTACCAACGGTCTAATGCAATGTAGCGTTGCCCGCCAGTTTCTTTTAACATTATGACTTTATCACCTACAACTAGCTGATTATGTACAAGGTACTTTTTTCGCCCCTTATACTCGTGGTTATGGCTTGCAAATTCTGCATATCCACCACCGCCTGAACGGTTTTCTGTAACATGATCAACGCTCATCTCCATAGTCCATTCAGAGGTATTCTTTGTAAGAACAATATTTTCCTCGGGTATGGTTAACTTAGGGTCGATTTTAATCTCTAATGGAGATGCACTTACGACTTCACCAACGATTACCTCCATAGGCTCGCCATTTTGAATAACAGTACTTGCAATTTCTTTAATTATGTTTACAATTTTAAAGTATTCTGTATCCATTATGTCGCCCCCATTCTAATAATCTTGGTTGGAGCTTCATCATTACGCCATGCATAATTTACATTGCCATACTTCATAGCGTACCCCTTACTCGATGAATTGCCAAAGCACCCGCCAGCACCATCGGCGATAACAACATGATCATCGTTGCCATAAAGTAACAAATCACCTTTATTGGCGTATCCATTGTATTGCTCCGTAACATACCCTTTTGCTTCTAGGTTATTTCTGAGTGTATCAACTCTTGATGTGCCTTTGTTGTATTCATCTGCGAGGTCTTTGTTATAATACGAGCCAGCAGCACACGCAGTATCTACACAACCCTCACTACCATATTGGCTAACCCTGCCATTGTTAGCGTTGAAAGCTGTATCGACTTGGCCAGAAGTTCCACCTGCAGCCGTTGCGCTGCTAGACTTGGTTTTCTTGGACGCTTCAATCTTCTTAACGGCTTCAGCGTCCTCGTCTTTTGCCACTTCATACACAGCATCATTATCAACATATCTCAAATCTAAATCCATTCCGTGAAATCCTGTTTTAAACGTATGTGTGACTGATGTAACCATCATGTAGTTATTAACTATGATATCCCCAAAGTTACGATTAATATAAACCAAAGAACCGCCACGTACCCGTACATCTCCGATAACATTTTTCAGTTTAATCTCACGAGTTTTCTTGTTCTTGTGGGCCATAATCGCCTTAGCTTCAGTTACTGCGTTAATGTCCTTCTCTTTAGGAATTATCAAATACTGTAAGCGCCCCCACTTAGCAATGTTCTTGTCATCTTTAGCAATAAATGTATTTTCCAGTTTGCTATCAGCTCCATTAGGAATAGTCCGTACAATTTTTACATAATTGTACGTGTCTTTATCAATGGAAGTCGTATACTGTACATCTTGCATGCATTCATCATCAATATAAATATCGGTTTTCATGGTTTCAAATGATGCAAGCCGTAATTCACCACCATCATCAAACAGATGATAAAAAGCGTGATTGGGTGTGAATATAGCTGTTTTATCTAACAACCGGCAAATCATTTCTTGTAAGGATGTGTCCTTAAATACGGTTTTCGGCGTGTCAGGTGTTTTCCATACAGTATTATCCATGTATCCACAGTTCAAATGATAGTCTTCCGCCACCATTTTAATAAACTCAGTTGCAGTCATCGCACCAATAACATAACAATCTTTATTTTTCAAATACCGCAATTGATCGTAGCAGGTTACTAAGATTGTATTCTTACCGTCACGCTGTTTTTCAAATACGAACCCAACGAATACGACGCCCCCATTCAGAGTGAACTTTACAGTATCGCCCTCTTCAAAGTTTAGATTTGGATCCTTAGGCACTTTGAAGGTCATCTTACTAGGGACACAGTCAACAGCTCTTGTGATTTGTATATCATCTTGTGGCTCAATTAACCATGCATCCCCTGTACTTTTATTTATGACGGTTAGAGCATAGTGTAGTTGTATCGGCATAGGTATCGGAGTGATAATGCCGTTAATTTGAGACTGCTCAGCAGTTTTAGATTCATTTACAGCCATTCACTGCCACCTTCTTTTTTAAGTTGGATGACTTGTCCTACCGCCAAAGCAGCAGGGACTGCAATCTTATTAAGAGCAGCAATTTGAAATAGATTGTCTGTATTTCCTAATTGCTTTTTAATAATTTGCTGGAGCGTTTTCCCTTTAGATGCTTTAGCTTGGGTCGCTACTGTTTTACCATCTGTTGGTCTATCCTGCTTAACACTCCCTTTTGCAACGCCATCCTTATCAGTCTTGACTTCAATCCGTTTAGCTCCCCACGGTTTCCACTGCTTAAGCGAAACATTAGCATATGAATCAAAGCCATTATCGGCATCTTCTTCAATGGTGTAATTTTCAAGTGTACACTTCATGTTAGTCATTGCTAGCATTTGTCCGTTTGGTTTCATCCGAACTACAATAAATTGGAATATAGTCTTAGCAGTCTTAAGCTTTTCTAACTCATCAATGTAATATTTAGCCTTTTTAGATTTAAATAACATAGATTCGTTAAATGGATAGTCAGAGTTTGGTAAAAGAAACTTGAAAGCCACATCAGTGAGTCCAGCAGGCTTTATAATATTTACTTCGCCTTTTCCTAGTAAATCCATTGTTTCATTTTTACCGTTTATTGTTGTAACCAATTCCTTAGGGGGAATCGGTATTTGCATCGTTCCCATATAGAAGTAATACATTTAGATTCCCTCCCTTTGAATTGTAAATGCGTCTTTCAAGCCTTTTGAAATCTGACTTGTAAAGCCGTCTAAATCTGTGCCGTTATTTATTTCCACGTCGTTATTCATTTGGATATGAATGATATTTGCATCTTGCCACTTCTTCAATGACTTATCGATAGCACTTTCACGAAGTGCTTTGATTTCATCGTTAGTCATGTCGATAGACTTGGCAATCTTGCCGGTGTTCTTGGCAGTCTTACCTGTATTTTTCTTAGTCTTATTGGCCGCATCATGATCCGCGCCCGGAGTAATTTTGCTCGCGTCAAACTCTTGAGGAGTTTTTATGTTAGGCATATTAGGCATCAAATCACCTAGGTTAAGGTTAGCCCCAATGTTGTAACCTTCCCCAAAAGCTCCTGTGACGCTAGAATAATCCATCTTACCCATGATGGTAGTTTCACCGCCGGCAATCTCGAATCGTTCTAATACGCCAGTAGACCCGCCGACTTTATCGATATTTACACCAGGGATTTTATTGATCGCATCAATGATATCGTTAATTCTAGCTTTTACAAATTGCCAAATACCATTCCATATATCAATAAACAAGTTGCCGACTGCATGTAATGGGTCTTTGAATACGTTGGCTAAGAAATTAACAAATGCTGCGATGATATTCCAGCCCAATGCAAATACATTGAAAATAGCGGAACCGAAAGCCCAAAAAGCGCCAACTACGATTCCTAGCACGCTAATATTCGCTTCACAGAAATAGTTAATAGCTTCTACCGCTAAGTAGATTATGACTATAACGGCAACAATCAACCCTATAATCCAGGTCAACGGGCATGCATATAATGCAGCGTTTAGGCCTTCTTGCGCAACAATCATAGCTAACAGAGCAGCCGTTTCCGCCCAATCCGCTACCGCCTTAATCGCCATAGCACCCGCAGCGATAATTGTCCTACCCGCCGCTATACCTGATTGAATTGCATAGAACGCCATGACACCACCTAATACCATCATTGCTACATACATGATAGAGGAGTGCTGTCTAACAAAGTTTGATAATGTGTTAAACGCCCATACTGCCGTATTAATCGTTTCACCTATAACGCCTACGAGCCAATAGAATACTGGTGCTACTGTTTGAATAGCTCCTGTTACGTTATCTACTAGCTCACGGATACCCTCGCTATTGGCAAGGTCAGATATTCGTTGGAACACAGGCTCGAACGCCCGAATAGCTTTATTATTAATCGACTGCATATGATCGCCCCATGTTTTAGGAAGCGACTCAAACTGCTTTTCAATCTCAGGCAAGTTATTCATAATAGCGTTTTTAATGACTTCAGCAGTAATCTTGCCTTCCGAGGCTAGTTTCTTAAGTTCGCCACGAGATACACCCATTGATTTAGCAATGATATTTTCAATCATAGGCGCGTTTTCAGCAATAGACCTGAATTCGTCACCTTGTAATTGCCCACTGGCTAGACCTTGAGTTAACTGAAGCATGGCGTTCTTTTGTGCTTCTTTCGATGCACCGCCGATAGCGAATACCTTTTGAATACCTTCCATAAATTCTACGGCTTTTCTTGGGTCCGGGAATGCATCATGCGCAGATTGAGATACCTGGATTACAGCGTCCGCCATTTCCAAATAACCACCTCTTGCACGTTGTGCGGATTCAAATATCTGCTTATTTAGGTAAATAGCGTTTTCCTGGCTCCCAGCCACCAATTTAAGGCGAGCTTGCACCTGTGCCCATTCCGTAGCAGTATCTTGGATTGATTCGATAGCGCCTTTTATAGCACCAACACCGTTCATTACCGTACTAGCCAACAGATTGCCGGCAAAACTATTCATGATACCACCCATGCTAGCTTTTAGTGTTTCACTAGCACTCGATACGCCGTTCATTTTATTATGGAGCGTATTCATAGATTGATAGGCTTTAGTTGTTGCGTTTGCGGCTGCGTTCATAGCATTAGGAATATTAGTTGAGAGGCTTATATAGTTAGAAAGTGTAGCCATTCGTTACCCCCTTTTTGCCTTATTCATTTCATCTTGCTCATCCTTGGCATGTTGCTGAATAAAGGCAATTACTACAGCCTTTTCATTCATGTCCATATCCGCAAAAACAGAAGGTCGCATATGGTATTTAACAAATGCCAAATATGCGAACATCGTTTCTGTTTCATTGGATTCTAGGAGTTTTTTACTTCTTTTACCTTATCTTCCATGCCGACATCATAGCCTTGGGCTTCTGTTACTGCTGCCAAAAGGTCAGCGTATTCACCTGGTGTGAGCATTGCTTTTACTAGATCAACCGGTTCGGTAACGCCCCAGCTATCTTGAAGTTCCGCATCATAAATATTAGGATACGTGATTGCCTTAGATAGCACATCTTCATTGTATGCAGTTGCGTCGAAACGTTCTTCAGATTGACGAGTTATGCGGTCAGTAATACGCTTAGTGTATTTTTTACGCATTCTTTCTGTTTCTTCAGTAGCTAGCGTTTTAATTTTCCATGCTACTGGCTCACCATTCACTTTGATACGCTTAGATGCTACGTATTCAGTCTCATTGACTACATCAACGTTTTGTTTAAGAAATGCGATTAAATTTTCAGCCATTGTAAAAACCTCCTATAAAAAAGGGAGCAAGCACTAGGCTTGCATCCCATCTAATTCATTAAAGTGTTGAACATATTTAACACCTTCATAAGTGAAATTATGTTCTTGCTCAATATATTTACCATCAGCATCGAATTCTGCTGCCGTTAATTCATCAAGGTTTACGCCTTTTAAAATAACGGAACGTCGACCAGCTTTAGAAGTTGGATCATGATTAACTACTTGCATGTCAAAATAAGTATCAACACCAGTCTTTAAGTATTTTTCAACCATCTTATCAAACAATGCTGTGTTGTGGTAAATCGTTAAGCTGCCACTATATTCAACAGAAGTGGACTTGTTTCCGGCACCAATGCGGCCCAAAATAGCTACTTTTTCTTTATTCTTTTTGATTTTTGCGCTTAACTTCTTAGCCTGGAACAGCAAGTATCTATTACCGTCGGACACGATATAGCAAGATGCCAATTTGGAAGAAATGACATCAGCTGCTTCCATCGTTTTCAAAGCATCTAAAATTTCATCTGCCATATGTTACCTCCTACGCCACTACAACAGTCATATATAATTTTTCCATTGCAACAGTTGGTTGCAATTGGACGTCAACAAGAACATCTTCTTTATGTTCGCCTTGACTAGGAATAGGAATATCCTTATCTGTAAAGTTTTGAATTGCACGCACACGAGCGTATTCTTCAGCCAACGCTACCAAGTCATTCCAAAGGGCCTCACGGTCAACTTGATCATTCTGAGATTTACCAAGATAAGTTCTATTGAATAAACGCGCAGAATCAACCGCCCAATTATCAAGAACCCGAATGACCTGGTTCATAGCAAAGTCACGTGTTTTTTCTTTGCTAAATTCAGTAAATGTATTGATGTCTTTCAACACACGAACATCACCTTGGATGTTTCCGCTTACCGAGTCAGATACAGTGTGGAACACAAACATACCATTGGTAATCGCTTGTTGTAATTCATATTGTTTGTACTTAGCATTAACAGTATATTCGCCATTATAGATAGTATTAGTTACAGATTTATTAATAGGGCAGGACGCTTCTTGACCTAATGTCCAATACACTAAAGAGCCTTTTTCTGCGCCAGTGTCAGTAACATCGTTCAATACAGAAATAACACCTTCATCGTTAACCTTTTGTTTGCCATGGATAACCAATTGGAACTTAGCTCCAGTTTCTGTTCGTGCACGTTTAGTAAAGTTAATTAACAAGGACTTGATTGTGTCATCCGCACCAGCATACCCAATTGTATTGAAGTAGTACGGCTCTAACATTCCTAATCCATCTTGGTAGTTTTGAGCTGTAATTGCTGCGCCATTCGAACCACCAGTCAATGGAGTGTATGCAGTAGCAGTTAATTGAGCAGAACTTTTGAAGTCTACATAATCATTAGACGCAATGTCTGCAATTACCCCGATATTACGTTGTTCAGCCACTACTTTACGAACACCATCACTTGTGAGGTATGTCGTTACAACGTACTTGCCGCTATTGTCAGGGTCTGCCTGAATAGATACCCCTAAGTCGTTACCACGAACACCGCCATATTTAGCAGTAGCAACCGCATTGGCCGCTTTTACAGCATCACTATTCAAGCGATAAAAGTAACCTGTTTTGAGCCCAATAAACAGGTCACGTAGACCTTTTAATTTTTCATGAGCATAATCATAACCAAAGATTTTTTGACAAGATTTTTGGAAGTCGTCGCTATCAACGCGGAATACTTCACCTGTTGGGCCCCAATCTAAGCTCAACATCATCGCACCAAAACCACGATCAGATACATCTGTACTAGCACGCAATTTAGATACGAAATTAATATATGTACCTGGCATTACTTTGTTATAAAACAAAAATGTACCGCCGCCTAAAGCCATATGTTAGCCTCCTATTCATTAATATCAACAATAACAATGCGCGATAGTTCTCGCGCCAACAGTTGTTCGATTTCTTTGTGAGTATACATCACAGAAGTATCGAGTACAGCGTTTAGCAAGTCCGCATAGCGGCCATACGTTTCAGACTGTACGATTTGTTCAACACTAAAGCGTGGCTCATCCTGAACCGGCACTTGTGTTTCTTGTGTTTCTTTAGCCATCTTTTAACCTTTCTGTTAATTCCATTCGTTTCATATGATCAATTGGTTTGGATGCGGCGCGGAGTATATTTTCGTACGTTACGAAGAAATGTAACACCCCATCAGAAATCTTATACTTCATTCCAGTCCCCATAATGGTACGTTCCCCAACTTGTACAAATTCAAGTAATTGATATAACACTCTAGGAATATCAATAAGTTTTCTCGTATCTGTAACAACATCAAGATTATTGGCGTAATACATGATGTCTAAATCCAAAGATGTGTTATAAAGATCACCAACATGTCTTCCCATGCTAGGCTCAATCACCTTGATATAAGCACATGGGAATGTCATATTGTTTTCTTTGAATTCTAGGTATATAGGCACATTCAAGGCCTTATGTACAGTCTTAGATACGGCCGTTAATATATCAGTATCCACCATGCTTTTCAATCCATTTCTTTAATGTAATTTCCATAATACGTTTAGCGTTCTTGTTGACCACCTTTTCAGCTTTCTCATGCATATATGCACCATCAACCCAAGGTTTTTTCAACCTACCACCTTGCATCACACCGCCTTTAGATTGACCTATCCATGGAAGAAATCTCCCAACCTCTTGCCGATGACCATCATTAAGGAACGAGGCGTAAGAGGATGTGTTAAACACCCTAATCCGCCCTGTTCTTTCGTTCAGTTGATATCTACCAACACTCCACGATTGGCGGGTATGCTCACTATCAAAATACTTTGTTTGTACTTTGCCGTCTTGCATGAATTTAACCGATCGTTTTCCGACTGGTGTATTCAATTTAGCTTCCCGCACATACACGCTGGCCAATTCCTTCACAACTTGCTTGTTAAAGTTCTGAAGACTACCGGACTGGCTCAGTTTAACTAAGCTACGATTAAATTCAGCAAATTCGTCCATATCAAATTCAACGCCCATATCAATGCACCTCTAAATTTTCGAGTTGTACCTCTTGATGGGTGTCGTATCGTGCGGAAATCGATGCACTGCGAAAAAGTTGCTTTGTATTTCGCCCTGTAACAGTTATTCGAGAGCCTTTTTGTATGATCACACTAGGCGAACAGAAAAGGCTCGTATACTGCGTAAATTTTGGAATTTCAGCCATATTGGCAGTATTCGATGTTTTATATGACAATCTGCAAGGATATGGGCCGTCAATTTTTGTTGATTTTGCCATTATCCCTGTTTCTTCGTCCATTTGGTCGATTTCGGTTTCAATCGTACATTCACAATCGTAAAGTTTCTCGATTTGCTTTGTGTACTTATCTACCATTTCAGCCGTCGGAAGCATGTCAACTCACCCTCTCCATAATTTGCGAATATTTGAGCCATTTCTTTCAATCTATCCTCTGCACTTTTACTGCTAAAACTCACTTGAGTGTCACCCATTTTAATCTGTGTAGGCACGTCTAAGTTTTCAGCACCAACTAACGCAACAATATTGGCCTGTAAATACGCTCCGACTACCCGATGCACTATTACGTGTTCGAGTTCAGTCGGTAGCGTTTTACAGTTAATAATATTGAGTACTCGTTGGGTTTCTGCAGTAATCAGATAGTTAAGAATAGGTGTTTCAATATCAACGCTTTTATTCATTATTGTCAGAATTAGATCTAGAATTTTTTCTAACATTCTTCACCAATCCTTTGCTATTCGTAGTTTCCTCTACTGTTGGATTTTCTTCTGTGTTCGTAGTTTCCTCTACTGTTGAATTTTCCGTCTTGTGGTATCGTCTCAATAGCATTCCCATAATTTCACCTACTATTTTTTAAATGTTGCTTTTACAACTTTGGATTTATTAGTCAACGCTGCAATGTAATGTTCAGTAACTGTAATAACGGTTGTACGTTTTAATACATCACGATCAGTTTCAACTAATGCATCACGTTTCATGAAAATTGTTACTGCTGGAAGTGCTGGAACACCATCTTCTGGTTCTGGTGTAACTTGAACGATATAGTTATTGAAGTTGCCTGCATTTTCAACAATTTTACGAGAAACAACAACGTTGCAGCCAGCAACTTTACCGATTACGCCACTAGCCATTACATCGTTGCCGTATTTGTTTTTGTCGATGAAGTTAGGGTCTTTACGCAAAGTTGCTTCTTGTGCTGGGGAAATAAATAAATATTTCACCACGCCTTCTTGTTCCTCATCGAATTTAGCAACCGCATCAACGATACCATCGTAAGAGATTGCACTTGTAGAAGTAGAAGTAAGTGTAGCACCACTCAACGCAGTCAATACATCGTTATCGACTTTAGATGCAATAGCCATAGACAACTGTTGAGCAGCTGCACCAACTGGGTCACCCAATCCTGTAAGGATAGCTTTATCAGTTAATTCAACTGCTTTGCCAGCCTCTTTGATTTTGTAATCATCGTGAGATGCAGTCATTTGTTCTGTATCCATTGCTGTACCTTCTGTAAGGTCTACCGCATCACCGATATAACCCCATACTGGTACTGTTACGCTTTCACCTGGTTGACCTACCAAAGTGTTATCGAATGTCGCAATTTGTGTGAATTTAATCGCTTTAGGCAAGCCAGCGGACACCATGTCAGCCATAACTTGCGGTTTAATCATGTTAGTAGAAGTAGTAACGCCTGTTGCAAAGCATTGCAAATCAAATGTGAATTTTTGTTTACTCATATTTTTATTCTCCTTTTGATAATTGGTTATAGAGTTCTTGATTTTCATCGTAAAGTTTCGAGCGTTCAGCATAGTTCATCTTGGCAAATTCCTTTGATGTAATCGTAGGTGTGCCATGCTTACCGCCATCATTGCCAGCTGGTGTGCCTATTGGTTTTGTGTTTTCGCCAAATAAAAAAGGGTTCTCTTTCATGACAGCATCTAATTGGTCTTTTAACCCTTTAATTTCGCCATTTTCAATTTTTGCATCAGTTAGGTCTAACAAAGCACGCACAGCCTTATTATTCTTAGATTTGACACCACTCAATGCCGCATTCACGATACTATCGATTTCCATGCTTTTGATTTTCGCCTCGTATTCAGTGGTTCTTTTGTCTGAATCGGCTTTCAATGCATCGATTTGTTTCTTTAGTTCGTCGTTACTAGCATTAGCTTTTTGAAGGTTATCAATTTCACCACGCACCTTTGATAATTCCCCCTCCACAGATTTGAGTTTGTCGTTTTTCGCATTAAATTGGTCTTTAGATACGTAATTTTTGCCGTAATCTTCCACCACTTTGTCTGCTACCTCTTCACTCAAACCTAACTTCATTAATTCGTCTTTAGTCATATTGACCCCCTTATACAAATACCCATTTCGCTTTATTTTCGTGAGCCACACCTCACGGCTACGGTCTTGTTGTTTTACGCCTAACAATACTAAAACGGCAATTAAAAAAGCAGCCGTTAAGCTGCTTATTAACTAATATATTGTTTTTCCCATTCTTCATAGGATATAGCACCATCCACATCGATGCTTTTATCATCTTTATTTCTGCCTGTTCGTGTTTCACCCTCTAACCCCTCTATATAAGGGATAGTAGTAGAACGACAATAGCAATGGAACGGAGGAACAGTAACGCCAGGTTTAGCATCAACACGTCTAACAATCTTTCTATCCATTCTCCTACAAATAGGCGATGTATGACTGTCTAGCGTGGCTAGTATCTCCAACTTATCAACATCGAGTTCTGCCATACTATCAAGAAAGCCCTGTTCATGTACTCGTGCTGTTTCTGTTTCTACTAGCCGTTTAGCGTTGCTATACGATGTTTTCATTCGCTTGCTTAGGTTATCAGCCATAGTGTCAGCACCTTGGCCAATCATCAACGCTTGTGTAAAATCATTCTGCAAGTTAGCTACTAGCTTAACCTTATCATTCCATATGCGACTGCTGAAATCTTGGCCATCATTAGCCCATTGGCTATTTATAACACTATCAACACGCTTACCATCAATGCTATTAATCATTGAGTACGTTCCTCGTTGCGTTTGTGCCGTATATGCACTCTTATATACTGATGATCTATACACATCATCTAGCATATTTTTAACCGATACATTTTGACCGTGTGCCATGACTTCGATTTCATGCACCATATTGATATATAGCATTTGCTCACGGCTTAACCGCTCACGTATCGATGCATTAGATAGCATTTGTTGGTGTTCCTTAGACATGCCAAGCTGCTTGGCCTCTTTTTCAAACTCTTTCAAGTCCATCTTAAAGGCTTTCATTTCGTACTTATCTAGTAGCTTTCGTGCTTCTTGTAATGTAATACCGTTTTCATTGGCAAACCTTCGATACCAATCATTAATGGCCTTTTCTATCCGCCGTAACGCTCGTGCATACTGCTTTTTGATTTCCTCATCGGTTAACGTCGCCTTTTGAAATGCTTCATCTAGGATACGTTCATACCGCTTTTGCCAGTAATCATTCGCCATGTCCATCACCACCATCAGGAATTACAAAGTCAGGCATTAATTCGTCCTGTTCTTTCTTCAAACGTTCTAATTCCTCATTGGTGTCTAATGTCCATGGGTGATTAGATGCGATTGTTTCATTGGAGATGATACCTACACTATTACGGCAATTATTGATAATTTCACTTTCATTGACTGGTGTAAGTTTATTAAATATGAATTCCACATCATCAAGTGCGTTACTACCTAGGATGTTATAGTACTGTCCTATAAACTCTAGCATCTTTTCAAATGATGCCTGGAATTCAACTTCAAGTTGGTTACTATCTAAATCAATATCAGAATACATGCTCATGATGTTCATCTGATTAGGATTATTAGCCATTCTATCATCTTTCGCATCAAATCCACGGCCATTTTCTATAATTGCCGTTTTTAATGCATGAATAATAAATTGATAGTTAGCCGTGTTTACTTCAATATGTAAAGCCTCAACACCACCATCACCATTTACAGTATTAATCTTGACCGCTCCATATTGGGCTAGCTTTTGTCTAAAATCTGCCAGGTCTGTGCCGTCATAGTTCTTCAATATCAGAATGGTATTTCGACTATCCTCCATCATGTTATCTGCTAACATAGAATACATATCATTCAATGCATCTTGTAAGCATTTAACACGATTAATAATAGGTTGCTCTATGTGATTTCCTTTGAAACAGATTAAAGGTACTTGACCCCAATCATAGAACACGTTACCAGCGTTAATATAGCGTTGCTCGTCTTTTTCTTGATTGATGTACAAGTTTTGATTTTGATAGGTGTAATACTTTACTTTGTCTTTTGTGTAAAACTCTACAAATGTTACTGTCTGATTAGCACCGAGCGGAGCATACACTTCCATATCGTACATATACACAAATGCATCTAACTGTGTATGATCATCATCTCTCCAAAACGGAAGAATATTTTCAGGTTTTAAACGCTTGAAAGCAATATCACCATTTGCGTTAATATACGGATACAAATACCCTTTACCAGCTATCTGCGAATCGCTGCATACGTTTAATAGTGTACGTTGGAATTTACGATTAAATATATCAGTGATGCGGTCATCTTCCGTCTTAATTTCAAGCGGCTTACCAAGCATATAATTGACTTTTTGGTCTACTAAATCATCAATTTTATTATCAACGATTTTATTGTTCGGTAGGTTTTGCAACTCCATCAACTTTCCATCTTCGATGATGGTAGTCCGCTTTTTGTTTAGAACGTCATGCTTCCCCTCGTAGTATCGTCTACCGGTCAGCATGTCTTTTCTTTCTTTACCGCTTAAAAATTTACGTATCTCATTTTGCAAGAATTCACGTTCAGAGATACCACTATTCCCTTCTATGATTGCTTGCCACATTTCATTAATTGTTAGCATTGTACCTCCTTACCAACTAAATCTTGCACCGTCCATAATTTCACGTAAGCCATAACGCACCGCATCAATGGTATGGTCATTATGTTTAGGATAACTAGAAATGAAATTGCCATCTTTGTCTTGTGCGAATTCGTAAGACATAAACTCACGATATGCGTTAGGGCAACGCTTTTTATCAATGTAAATCTTTGCTCTATCTGATAACCATTTAATACTAAAATCACGGCTATCTGGCCCTTTACGCACTGGATAGGCTCTTATACCTAATTCTGTAAATTCTGCTATAGATTTAGGTTCTGCACTATCACAATATACAGGCCTATCACCTACTTTATCCTTGATGAGGTTCACGGCTTTCTTATTGGTTAATTTAGTACCGTATACTTCATCGTAAATATAAATAGTATCGTGCTTTTCATCGTAGTTCATTTTCATGTATACGAATGGATCAGTAGCAAAACCAAAGTCAATGCCATGGAATACATTATCAAATGTATCTATGATTTCATCTGTGATGTCTAATTCTTCAACGTTAGGGAATACATCACCGCCTGTGCCTGTTACTTCGCCCATATATTCATGAGCGTACAGATCAGGCCGTGCCTCTTTTAATTTTTCGGCTTCATTGACGAATTGTTGCCCTAACCACTCCACAGGAACCATAGTGTAATTACTTTTGATTACCATTCTATCTGCATCGTCTGTTAATTGTTCTACGTTTACCCAATTATCACGGCTTTTAGGTGGATTAAACGAATAAAAACACCAGTACTTATCACCACCACGTAATAAGGACTGGTTTATATTTCGTATTTCATTCATGCCGGCGAATTGGTCTAATTCTTCGAACCATACTATACCGACATACCCAAATGGTAATTTAATTGATTTTACTTTTTGTGGATCATCAACACCTAGGAATAATATTCGTTGCCCTGTTGGATTATAGATAATCTCTAATGGCGATTTCTTGAACGTAAACTTATCAGATACACCCAATTTCTCTATGCACCACTCTATTTGAGCGTATACGGAGTTTTTAAGTGTCTGCCCTACTTTACGTAATACAACCGCATGACAATCCTTGTTACTCATCAAGGTATCTACTACTTCAATACCAACAAATGACGATTTAGTACTACCACGTCCACCAGTCAACCAATAATGCGTGTGTCTATGCCGTTTAATATCAGCACTTACCACGTCATAATGTGGAATAATAACTTCAGTTAAATCAACACGCTTGAATGCGTCCTGTGTTGGCTCTTCATTCTCTGTAAGTCCGCCTGATACATTTAATACGAATTCAGCTGCCTTATTATCACCATTGATTGCATTTACCACCTGTTTTAGCACAATGGCCGTCTGTGCCGTTATATTTAACCCCTTAGCACTTGCAAGGCTCTTTATTTTCTCATCTATTTGGCCGTCTTTTAATGGAGTATCCAATAATGTATTGGTTATTTCTCTCCATGTCTTTTTGGCTCTTTTTGCCTTGCCACTAGCAATGCCACCGAGTGAACCAAGCCGTTGACGTTCTTCTCTCGGTAACTTGCCTATATCTCTTAGGTTTTGTTTATTGATAGCCACTTGGCTCACCCCCTTTCCGTGCTATGTCCGTGGTTTATGGTTATAAATTGCCTGTTTTGATGAAATTAGCTATCCTCGCTGCATGTTCATGAGTTGCTGGACCATAATAACGAGGACTATGTTTAAACGTTCCATCTGGCTGTAATTCTAATGCCGTTTTCTTTAGTCCTTTAATAAAATATGTGTTAGGTCTTTTCGCCCATTGCGTAACTTTACCACTATCAATTAAACTTTTAGCACTTGTCGATACCTTTGTTTTGCTTGCTGTTTTCATGCTAGCCTCTAAATTAGCAACTTTCTTTTTCCACGTTCTAATAGTTGCTGTCGTTCTTGTTTTAGGTACCTTGCCACTATCTAAATCTTTTAAATACGCTTTTACCTGTTTAATATTTCGAGCTGTAATGTTTAAATTACCTTTATGGTCAAACAGGCTTCCTCTAGCTTTATCACGTGCTACCTGACGTTCTACCACTCGTTTTTGTTTTTCAATCTTTTCCTTTAGGCTGTTTAGACTAGCATTTTCTCTGTCTGCTCTATTTTTTTCTGCACGGCCTTTTCCTTTTTCAGCGTGCCACACTTGGCCTTGCCTTGCTCTCATGTTATTTACATGATCATTGAATTTAGCATCAAAGCTAGCTTGCAACGCTGCAAGTTTTGCCTTGCTTTTCTTTGTGCCTTTGCTTTCTTCTCCGCTACCTGTTAGCGAATATCCAGCACCTCTACCGCCCATATATTCACCTTACCATTTCATCTTGTCAGTTACTGCATTGCTAATGTATGTTACATCACAATCAAATGTATACCCAATATCACCGCCATATACAATTACGTTATGCGGCTTAACTACTTTCATGCATTCGTCCATACCTTGTACCCATATATCAAATGCATCTTTACTTCTTTTAACGCCTATAGTTGATACCGCTATTGTTCCGCCTGTTGGTAATCCATCAAATGCGAAATCATAGCTATCTGTACCAGCCCATGACACAGTAGGAATAACAGTACACCTATAATCTTGCATCATTTGACCGATTAAGCGACTTCTGTATGTGTTCCATATCATCATCGCTATCGGCATGTTCATGTATAAGCTAAAGTCAGGCGTTAATACACAATCATAATCTGCAAGCATGGTACAGTAATCTTCTGGACTATTCCATACTCTTTCAAATTGATAATCATCAAGGAAAAAATGAACCCCTACGCCTTCTTGTGGCGGTGTACTTTTACAGTAATTAAACCCCATTAATGACTTTGGCGTATGTATCACCTTATCCAGTGTAGGTATGTCATATATCCCTGTGCATCTGTTTTCATCAAAATCATACAAGTTATATGCATTAGCCGTCCGCTCACGCTCGTTTTCCTTTTGCGGCAGTTCTATTTCAACTGTGTCTACTGGGTCAGCAATTTCAAATCCAAAATCCGACATATCAAAATCAAATATTTCATTCATCTCTAATGACAAAATGCCTTTATCCCATTTAGATACCTCGGCTACTTTGTTATCCGCCAGTCTGTATGCTTTTATTTGTTGATCTGTTAGATCATCAGCAATAATACAAGGTACTTCTTCAATACCTAACGCATGTGCTGCCTTATATCTGGTATGACCACACACAATCACATTATTCCTATCAATGACAATCGGCACTTTAAACCCAAACTGTTCAATTGATTTGGCTACTAACGGAACGGCTTTATCATTCTTGCGTGCGTTCTTATCATATGGAGTTAATTCATGTAAGCTTTTCGTTACAATTTCCATTATTTAAGAACCTCACCGCCTTTCCGTTTTAACTTGCCTTTATCCTTGCGACATATTCCGCAATGTGGTTTACAAGAATGTTTAGCCGTTATATACGTCTGACACAAGCCGTTATATTCTATTGCATCAGCAGTGCATATTCCATATTTATCATTGTTCAAGCAATGCTTTCTATCACAATGTACCTGTGTCATATTTCCCTCTTTTGTTAGTTTTATACAAAAAATGAGATATATCCACGTAGATATACCCCATTATGTGATAGTTTTATTCATTTTTATTGTGTTGATTATTCAAAACCGAAGTTATACCATCGCTCTCTTGTCGATGTAACACATAGGAATTAGCGTATCTTCTAAGACTCTATATTGTGTTATGTACCTAGGAAACAAATATAACTCCAGTTTTCAACAATCACTCAAAACTAGGCGCTTTGTTTATGACATGACATTTTACGCAATTTTAGGTTTCAACTATGAAAAAACAAAGTTAAATAGATAAAAGCGCCTAGTTTTCAATGATCATTACACACTCAATACCAACAACTAACTATTATGAATCGTACTTGTGTTAGGTTTAGTAACAATATAATATATGACTAATCTTTGGAGGCCCAGTTAGTTGTCAGTATTCAGTATGTAAAAACTAATTAGGGTATGTTCGTATTTAATGTCAATAAGCTATGTTGAAAATATTCGACCTACCCATATCAGTTTTGCAGTAAAGTTTTACAAATTTTGTCTTAACACATATTTCTGAAATTAGAAAAAAGTATTATGTTTCACTCATTAATCAAATATGGTTGCGCTGCTACTCTGTGTCCATCGACGACTTGTCCTATACCACATTTCACCCATATACAACAAAGGCGCACTCTTATGTGGGTGCGCTTGTTGTTGTGTTTTGATTTACCTTTACAAGGAAAGAGTGAGTAAAGTCGCTTAGTGGCAACTTCTACATATATATTATACCTAATAGCAAACTATAGGTACATGGACAATCACGGACATTTGCGGACATTACTGGACAAGTTTTTGCCCAAACTCCAATAATGCTTTTTGTTTGTATCGTTTGGCTTGTTTAGTAGAGTAGCACCCAATCATTTTGTATGCATCTTCAGTTGTGTTGTTGAGTACAAACTCATAACGCAAGATGATTGCACCTAGTTTTTCATCTAGGCTATCTATCTTAGTGATCGCATCACACTTTAACTTTGATAACTCATCAATACGTTTATCACGTTCTGCTACTGTATCAAGAAATCTAGCTACGCTACCCTCTAACCCTTGCGGAGTTCCACCGCCAGTTACTCTGTCTTTTGAGTAATCAATCGCACCTATTGATGTAAGGTTTGCTCTTAACTGATTGATTTCTTCCTTAATGGATGCAATTTGTACATCTACTAATTTAACTGGTTGTAGATACTCAACCGCCTTTTCTATTAGTTTCTTTTCGTCATATTCTCCCAAACACTTCACCTCACTCTTTAAAGCCACCATTTATAGCTATCAAATACACCAATACACACCACGCTATAAAGATGATTGCATTTGCCCATCCATCTTTGGTATTACCTACTGCAATTAACAAACAAAAGAATAAAAAGTACATCATATATTTATACCTCTGCTAATTTTGCATAATCCCAATCAAAAGGCCAACTATCATCACTCCACGATGTAGCTCCATTACGGAATGCGAACACGGCTCCGTCTTCATACTTTGCGAAATATCTTCTTTCCCATTTGGTTTTGTTTTTGCTAACCAATATAGGTGTATCAACTGGCACTTCATTCCAATCAATAATACCTAATTCTTCTGCAATGCTTAATACTTCATTCCGCTCTATTTGTGGCATTATTTTGCTTATGTTATTAATACACTTTATATGGCCGCCACTATTTACATCTAATATGCCGTCATCCATAACTGGTCTTTTTGTTGTTACAAATGCAATATTATCGACATTCTTAACATAATATTTCCACCCATCATCATATAGCTTTTGCAATAGCCATTTCTTCCCCTGTTCATCACTAATCATAATTTTCTACCTCTCTATAAGTCGTTTCGAATTCATTTACCTCATGAACTTTAATTTTACCTTTATGATCTTTAACAATATAATCACCTATAGAACACACAATTACTTCATTTTCTGTTGTGATTTCTAATGACGATTTTTCAAACCAATAACACCCAACTACATCATCAACAAAATCGACTACTTCCATAGCGTTAGTGCCGTTGTATTGTATAGCTTGAATTTCATTAACCCTTTTCTCATATCGTCTTAACACGCTTTATTCACTCTCCTTTTCTAAAAAAACCTTTTGCAAATCTTTTTATTTCTTCTACTTCTTTATCACTAGCACTTTCTACATTCCATAACCACCGTTCAAACTTCACCCAATGGTCTTTGTACTCATATAGGAAAACGCACCCCGCTGCTCCATGCTCACTTACAAATGGACTAATCTTTTCGCCGTCAATTTCTATTGCAAATCTATCACATTTATAAAATGTTCTATGCCCTATCAATAACACACCCACTCCTCTTTTTCCTCATTCCATTCAAACCTAACTTCATCTTCTAAATAAAAGTTATCATCTTCATCAAAGCCATAGCTTTTATCATATTCAATAGCTTTGCCTATATAGAACACAGTTTCTTCGCTCTCAAATGTAAGCTGGCATAAAAACTCAAATGCATCTTGATAGCTTTGAGGTGCTATGTAAAAGTCGGAGTGTTCAACGTAACCGCTATAGTTTGTCATATTAACACCCCAATGTTGAAACAAACAATACCAGTAAGCACAATGTTGTAATTCCTGTTGCGAATATTCCAAAATCTTCTTTAGCGAAACTATACGTAGTTAATAATATTTGCAACACCACAATCAATGAAAACAAAAAACTTTGATAATGTGTCATTTCCATTTCTTATAACCCTATCTTTATACACTTAATTCCCTTTTCAACAATATAGTCCATAAGTTTTAAAAGTTTCAAATACTCTTTATCTGTGAGTTCACCCACACAGTAAGCATCATATACTTTTTTACTTATCTCATTTAAACTTTTAAGACTATAAGCGGATAGTATATAATTCCTCGTCTTTCTGTAAAAAGCACTCATACTCACCTCTTATGATAGGGCGGATATTTCACCGCCCACATCCTCTACACAATTAACCAATACAATATAAAAGCTATACTAAAAACCACAAATACTATTAATGCGATTAAATAAATTAATGCTCCTATATGTGCTGAAGCATGTATTTTTTGTTTTCTTTTATGTTCACGTCCCAATTCCAATAACTCCTCAATAGAGATATTACACGTACGCTTTTCTTTTGGGTTATACATTGTTTGCTAAACACCACCTATTAACGCTTGTTTAATCATTTCCCAGTACTACCATAACCGCCAGCACCACGTTCTGTTTCGGTTAGTTTATCTACTTCTACCACATCAACCATTGCTACTGGTACGATGATTAATTGTGCGATGCGATCGCCTCTAAATATTGTGTAGTCATTGCAAGATACATTCTCATATGCAATGCTTAGTTCACCTCGATAATCAGCATCAATAATACCTACGCTATTTGCACATCTTAGAGGCGTTTTACTCATGCTACTTCTCGGTACAAGTAATCCCATATAACCTTTTGGAATTTCAACTGCTACTCCTAAAGGTATTTTCTTTTGACTGTCAGCAGGAACTTTAATATGGAACTGAGAATACAAATCTAACCCAGCTGCATCATTACTACCTCTTGTTGGTAGTTGTGCATATTCATTAACTAATTTCACTTTCATTTGTTCCATGTTCCTCACTCCATTCACTTTCTTTGTAGATACGGAAGAAATCATCCGCTTTCATTACTACTAACCACGGTTTGTTGCTTTTTTTCCAAGCCACTATAGGCATATCGCCACTTTTCTGTGCATCGTGTTCAGCTTGTTCATATGCCTTGCGTACATTTAAGTTTTCAACAAATTTGACTTCTTGATGTATGTTAGGTAGTCCTACACAGTCCGATGCATCACCTGTGTTACCACAATATTGTGCAGTTCTTCGGACTTTATCGAACCCATGCGACCTACACACATCTCGCCACATTCGTTCGCCTCTAGCTCCTTTTTGTTTACTGTTTATTGACAATGATCATCACACCTCACTTGCAAATTCCATTAAGTTTGTTTGTATTTTTACATCACTCAACATTTCCTCTTTGGCTTTTGCGTACATTCTTCTGTCAATTTCAAAACCATATGCACTTCTGCCAAGTTCCATAGCCGCTCTTAACGTGCTGCCACTACCAGCTACTGGGTCAATTACTACATCACCCTCATCAGTAAATATTTCTATCAACTTTTTCAATACGCTTACTGGTTTTTGTGTTGGATGAATGCTAGGAACGATATTTTTGTTATCACGTTTCCATTCAAAGTGATCAAATATCATTTTTTTGTTGTTATTAAACTTAGGAAGTTTTTCACGGTATAAAACTAGCGCATATTCAGTCGCACCAACAATACGCATATTTGCTTTTAAAACTTGCGCACTATAATTTTTGTTAAACGTGATAGGAATATAATTCTTAAACCCATGTTTTTTTGCATATTCAATTACCATTGGTTGTTGCTGATAGCTACAAAAAACTATCATGCATGGTGCTTGACCTTTTTCTTTAGGCTCTTTTTTTAACAACCGATTACAGAAATGAAAATACTCTGCAATGTTAAAGTTGTAATCAGAATTAAAGAATGCTTTACCAGCCTTTTTACTTTCTCCATTCTTGTTATCACCGTCTACATACCACATAGGATTACTTGCATATGCATTATTCCCCAAGTTGTACGGAATATCGGCAATTACTAATTGTGCCTTTGGTATTCCATATCGCTTAAAATTTTGAAAATTATCATTAAACAACTCGATCTTCATCATTCACCACTCTTAATATTTTCAACATCGCTTTATTTACTTTCTTTCAATCTGAAACTTTCCGTAATAGGAACACCTGCCTCTGTTGGAATGTAGATAATTTGGTCTTTGCTATCTTTCAAAGTATCTACCCACAACCAATGAATGTATGCCTCATTACCTTTCAATGATTGACCGATAATTTGATTGGCTTTTGCAGTACCCTCTGCACGTTTCACTTCCGCTTGTGCTAGGCTTTCCGCACTATCTAGTTTTGCTTTAGCCTCTAATACTGCAACTTGTCTATTTTGTTCCGCTCTCGCAAGTTCTGCCTCACCTGCTTTCTGTTGCTGCCACACCATATACATTGGAACACCAAACGCAAAACTCCATACAACCGCACCAATCATAACTACTACCAATAAAGCTGATACAATCTTATTCATATTTTTACTCCTTTACATAATCTTCAATACGATAGGTTTCTGTTTCTTCCACAACATGCACGGTATTTTTGTAGCCATGTCGACTTTCCCATTCCCTAAACACTTTTGTTAATTCTTCGCTTAACTCTTGAATATGCTCATCTTTAACATTACTCAAATAGTCCTCTGAGTGATCATAAATTTCATCTGGCATATAGTTAATTACATGTTCAATTACATGTTCGCCATCTACATCTGGTATGAAATAAGCGGGGTGTCCGATTTCAACTGCATTATCTAATAATTGACTTCGTTCTAGGCTGCTATATCCGTCATACCCATTACAATCCATATAGTCATAAATAGCATCTTCAATACTATCTTGTGGTTCACCAGCGTATTCATCCTCACACCAACAATATTTTGTTTCATCTTTTACTAGCATTTTTACCCACTCCTTACCAAGATTGACTATCACTATATTCGTTAAAATATACCTCTGTATTCGTACGTTTCTTACTCAAATCAACATTGACTATATACAGATAATCACCAGCCACAAAAACCACATCATATGTACCATTAAACTTTTTTCTTCTAGCAACCTCTTTATATCTAGTGTTTTTGCATAATTTTCTTATTGCATTAACCGCATATATACTTACAACACTCATGTTTTATACTTCCTTTTTCAGAATGGAACATTTTCATCGTTGCTTTTATCATCTGCAAAATTATCAAAATTACTTTCGGTTGCCGTATCGTTCAATGCGGATAATCCAACGAAACCGGCAATTACTTCCGTAACATATTTCTTTTGGCCGTTGCTATCTTCGTAAGAGCGTGTTTGAATTCTGCCTTCCACAAATAAACGGTTTCCCTTGCGGTAGTTGCCTACTGCTTCGCCTAGCTTGCCCCAAGCCACACAGTTGATGAAAGCAGTTTGTTCTTTCGTTTCATTCGTTGTGGAGTCAATATATGTATTCGTTGCTGCTACTGTGAAAGTGGCCACCGCTCGACCACTTTGGGTATAACGCACTTCTGGATCACGTGCTAAATTACCTAGAATTTGTACTGTGTTCATTTAGTTCTCCTTAGTAGTAATACAATCCATTCAATGATGCCTCTGTATCATCAATGTACACATCATAATCTTCGTGAATGTGGCAATCGACTGTTGCCTCATTCCGCATAATTTCAAGTAGGTTATCAATCTTTACCCTTGCTTGTTCCTCGCTAGTTGCTAGTACTGTAAAGCTAACATTGAACGATACATTACAACTCACTTCAAATTCCTTTGGCTTTTGTTTCATCTATCCTCCTATTGCTTGTTTCAACAATTCTTTTCCCTCGTCAGATATTTCACTTTCCTCGATTTTTTTTGCAACATCAACTGGTGCTTTGGCCACTTCTACCAAGTTACCAGTAGCAGTCATTTCGATTTTCTTTTGCCCAGCGTTTAGTAACGCTCGTTCCTTTTCTGCTTTTTCCCTTGCCTTTAACAACAAGTGATTATCCTTAATTGAGTTAGACAATCTCAATCGTTCACGTTCCCTTATTTCTTGCGACTCATAGTTCCTCACGAACTGCGAACGGCAAGACATCTCGTTGAAGTTATCTCCGTTTTGAGGGTCAAACGATTTCCAAATTGCTTTGGCACATTGTTTTGTTAAACCCTCTAACTTGTCTAACCCCTTTTCGTAGCCATATGATCTAGCTACTTGATACACCCTTTCCCATGCATCTTGTGCAGTAGGTAGTTCCTCATGTGCATTTACAAAGGCACTTAATGCGAAACATTCCTCTCTGATTTCTGCAATCGTTGGTAAGAATTTACATCTATCAATTAAATTATTTACCGCTTGTTCTAACGTAACTGGGTTAATATCTGATAGCTTATAAACATATAACTTCATGCGTTCCTTTGGCATATCAGTACTGTACGCTAGCTGTAACATCGATAGTGCTTTCACTATCTGTTGCTGATTGTTCATTTGCACCCCCAAACTCTTGCATTAAATCATTAACAACATCAATGGCTTGTTGTTTCTTACTCACTTTTACATTTCTGTATTCGCTACGTTCCCATGTTCTGACTGCCGCTTTCCAGTCTTTCATGGAGTTTTTACCTACTTTCCAACCATTGCTTTCGTAATAGTCATAAAATTGTTCAGCGTTTACATTGTTATTTCTTTCAATACAGTATTGTTCGATTTCAGATAGAGTCGGTTTTTCAAAACGCTTGCGTTTTGTTGTAGTGCTTTTTGCACTACTATCTATCTCTTTCTCTATCTTTATCTCTTTCTCTAACTCTATCTCTATCTCTCCGTAACCATTTTGTAACATCGGTGTAACATTGTTACGCTCTAACTTATCCTTTTTGGCTCTACACCTACGCATTCTACTAGCTGCAGCAGTTTCGCACCCTGTACTATCTTTTGTATCTGGTAGATAGTATTCTTCATCAGAACACATTTCAAGTAGTCCACTTTTGAGTAAGTACTGTATTGTTATTTGTACATTCTCTTCTTTTTCATCAAGATCTAATGCGAGTTCTGATGCAAAATCATCTTCAAGTCCATCAAAGTAAAGTTTTCCATCACTCATGATTGAACGTAGTAACATTTTGAGATAGATAATTGTATAGGTATCACCACCTGCAATCTTTCTTAATCGTTTAATTTCTTTTCTTTGGAAGAAGTCTTTATGTAACTTCAACCAAAAGTATCGTTTAGGTTCGCTCATAGGCACTATCTACCATAAACATGATCACAAGCGGTTTCTTTATACTGTGGTTTTACTTCCATAATTTCACCAGCACTTGCACAATTAACTTTTTGTTGCGTTTGCTCAATCACATCAAGTACATCTTTTAATTCTATGATTTCACCATCATGTGATTTATATGTACCTTGCGTTTGTTCTAATTTCTCAATTCGTTTCTTCACATATAGTTCAACAACATCAATTCTTTTCATATTCATCTGTCCTCTTTTCTACTTCCTCTAATAAGTGCTTGCGTATCTCTTTTGCGAACACTCCATGTGCTTGATTGTGGCATTGCATACACAAGCAAGCTAGATTTCTTAATTCACTTAAACCGCCTTGTGAACGGAACACTATATGATGGCATTGTTCTGCTCTGTAGCCACATATAACGCATTGTCCGTTATCACGTTCATAGGCTTGTTTCCGTGTTACTGAATATAATTTGTTATCCCTTTTCTTTCTGTTGTTCACTCTCCCACCCCTCTATGAGTGATTGAATGTATTCACTAGGTTCTAACTTAATACCTAGTTGTTCGCATTCATCGACTAAACACTCTATTAATCGGCTCATTTCTTTTGTGTTATATACGCTGCTTCCGTGATAACACATTACATTGTGATAACCTTTTAGATTTTTACATTCGCCAGCATCTTTGGCTATCCATCCTAGTCCGTGTCCTTGCCATATTTGGATGTAGCGTTCGACTGCATCTTCTCTTACTTGTACATATGAGAAATGTCCACAATCTTTTATTGCCTTGCGGTATACGTCCTCTTTAGACATATACGAATGATTACTCATTACTTCTGCTATTTTTTGACACAGAACCCAGCAGTATGCATTAGCGTTCATACTGCGTGATTTTGATTTTCTTTTAATCTCAATCACGTATTCTTTTTCTTTATCTAATTTCGCTAGATCGTTGTCATGTGGTGCTGGTATTACTACCATTACACCTAGTGGACTACGAAGTATATCAATATTACTTGTTGTCCACTTCATAGCCTTTTACCCAGTCATAAAGTTTAGACATTTGGTCTCTTGTAACGTTATCAATCACACCAACACCAAACATTTCTGTTAATTGGTGTGCTACTTGTTCTTCACTTAACCCATGTTCTTTTGCCACCTTCAAAACGATTGCGTATGCATTGTGAGGGTCAAATTCTTTTTCTTTCTTTTCCTTTTCTGCCGCTGCATTGATTTTGGTATCTTGTAAACCTCGATATACATCAGCGCCTACACCAATCATTTTTGCTGCAGTACCTAATGCATCTGTAACCGCCATCTTGAATGCTTCATCATTTCCGTGGTAACCATTTTTATCTTTGTAGATTAAGAAATCTCCACCATAACCTGGAATTGGTTTGCTCCATTCTTCACCATCTCTTATATAGAGATTTACTTTTACATAAAGCATCGCTTCGCCAGTAGCTTCTACCAATACTTGTTCTGTATCCACAATGTCAAAGTACCAACCAACACCACACATACCATAAACTTCGGTTAATATTTCCCATCTCCATTGTGGAGAAATATCATACTTGCCTTTAAGTTTCCCAAAGTCAATTACCTTTAACGCTGATTGCGGTACAGTTTTTACCGCATTATATCTACTATCCATCTATACCTCTTTGTACTTGTAACCACGCATTTCTAAGAAATCAGTTAAATCTTTTGCATCATCTTCCGTTAAGTCATAAACAGTTACTGCTAAACCAACTTTTGTTTCTGCCACTTCAACTATTTCAATTGGTTCATTTGTGATACTTGCTCGTGCAGCCTCTTCCATTTCGTTACGCTCTGCAAATTCTGCATTGATTAACTCTCTAGCCTGATCTAACGGCATATCTTTTACCACACCCCAACATTCATCAAATGTAATTGGTGTTGTTAGTTCGTATTGTTGGTTACAAGTATCTACAACAAACTCAATCATGCCTTTTTTCTCTGCTAAGATTTGTTTATAATCATCATCTGATTGTTGACGTTTTGAGATTTCAATCATCATTCCCTCAATCGAGGTTTCAATGTCTTTCATTTTTGCAGTTTTATTTAACCAGCGTTTATCATGTTGAAGTTGATTTACATATTCTTCACGCACTCCATATTTCTCAACCATCTTTTCGATAAACTTATTGATAGCTTCTGTTTTTGCTTGTACCTCTTTTTCATCAAAGTATTTGATTTGTTCTGCAAGTGGTTTTTCTGCATCGTAAACAACTTTCAACACTTCGTTTACTTCTTCCTCAAATAACTCAATTGGTCTTTTGAGTTCACGTTTTTTCTCTTTACAGAATTTATCAAGTGTTGTTCTGTACTTAACGATTTCGTTTTTAGCACTTACCATGTCCTTATAGTTTTCTTCTGTTACTACAAGGCCTTTGTATTTTTCTAATTGTGTTTCAAAGTAAGATTTGATTTCATCTTTATTCCACTTGAATACTTGTTGATTTTGACTAACAATAGGTGTTAAATTAATTTCCATTTAATTCTCCTTATACTTGTGATAAAATATAAGTAGAGATATTTCACATATTCTCTACTCAAAGTCCGCTGAAACTTCTACACTTTTCACTAGCGGACTTTTTTATTTGCATAAATTTTACATTCCTCTAGCCAATAGCTGGTTAATAGCCATGTGGTTATACCTAACATCATTTGTAGAAACCCAGTCCATAAGCCTATTTGGTCTAGTTCTATACTTCCTACTGCACCAATAGCAAGTAACCCTGTTATTGTTCGTAGTGCGTAACATAGTTTAATCATTACTCACCACCCTCTTTTCACTAATGCATTAACAACCATTTTCGATGCACTATCGCAATCCCATTTAAAAGCATTCCATGCGAAATCATATGCTCTTTTTTGTTCAGATACGCTTAGTTCTTCGCTTTCAATTCTTCTAACCCAACTTTCCGCATCTCTTTTGAAATTCAATCGTACGTTCATTACAATCACTCCTTACTTTTAACCCTTTATCTTTTTTCCATTTTTGGAATTCAACTTGGTTTTTAGGATTTTCGTAAAACTTGTAAATTTCTTCTATAAATAACCTCACTTTCTCACTCCTCTTTGATGAGTTCGCCAATAGGTACACCGAAACAATCAGCTAACTTTTGAAGGCTCGTAACACTTGCACCATTTTTGCCGTTAAGCCACTGGCCTATTGCAGCTTGTGAAATACCAGTTTTCTTTGACAGTGTATAAGCTGTCATGTCTTGGTCTTTCATGAGTTGCTTGATTTTTTGCAAATTCATTGATTATCACCTCGCTTTTTGCTAAAATCAAATTACTAAGTATTTATTTAGTATATGCACCGCTTTTACATTGCTATGTATTTGCGTTACCTTGTGATTACATAGTACTACGCATATGCTAGTAATTCAATTAACTCACCATAAAAATAATTAAGAATTACAGTTTTATTTTTAACTTTTTATAAACAGGTGGATAAAATGGCATATGACCGCATATTCGAGATAATGAAAGAAAAGGAATTAACGGCTTACCGAGTGTCAAAAGACACAGGGATATCACAGGCCTCATTAGCTGATTGGCGAAAAGGCAGGTCTAAACCTAAAATTGATAAGTTGCAAAAACTATCCGAATACTTTGGTGTATCAATCCAATATCTAACAGGGAAAAGCGATCAGATTGATGATACTCAACAAATGCAAGCACCAAACGGATACTATGTAGACAAAGAAACAGCCGAGTACGCTGAAATGTTACGTACTCGGCCAGGTGCCAGACTTCTATTCTCGGCTGCGAAAGACATATCAAAAGACGATTTACAAAAAGCCGTGGAATACATTGAGTTTTTAAAATCTAAAAACAAATAATATTAGGGAGTGTGTTGTATTGGTAGTGAATATAATTTACTGCGATTTACCATGTGTTAAGGCTATATCAGAAGAAACGGAAGATATAGACACACACAATATATATGTGAATAAGAACTTGCCACATGATAAAATGAAAGCAGAAATACGGCATGAGTTATCTCATATCATCAATGATGATTTTTATTTAGATAGCCATGTTAATTTAGTAGAGGAAATGGTAAGGCGGTATGATCTAAAGGACGAAAGTCTAACGGATGATATTAACTTCTACCATCATTTCAAGTAAGGGAGATAAGAAAATGAAAAAGTTAGTTGTGTTGTTGTTATTGATATTGTGTATTCCGTTAGCTGTATTTGCTGATGGCAATCGTAATATAGTAGGCATTGCAAAAAATATGGAGTTTAACATCGGCATTGATACGAATAGTATTAAAGTGGTTAGATATCAACCGCCCTATTACATCATCAACGTTGATGAGTATCATCAAAATTTCAAAGACGGCATACTAGGTGCTAGACATGCACAATACTTTTATGATTACGATAAAAGAGAAATTCAAACAAAGACACTAAGCCAATACACAAGCGATGGTTCATCTGAATTCATTGAAGATGAATATTACAACACCGACTTACGACCAGTGCGTGAAGGCACAATGGCATATCTAATTGGTAACTACGTATTTTATAAAGCATATGGGATATACTTTTCGAAAGAATTACAAAACCAATACGGAAATCGTGATGTACTAAAGAAATAAAAAAGAGCCACCTACACAGGTGGCTTTTATACTAGAGAGGATTAACTATGGAATTATCAAAAGGTGTAATATACGCTAGATATTCATCAGACAAACAACGTGATGAATCAATAGAAGGACAAATAAGAGAGTGCAAGGCATATGCAGAGCGTGAAGGTATTATCATTACTCACATTTACACAGATAAGGCTTTATCGGCAAGAACAGACCACCGCCCAGAGTTCCGCCAAATGATTGACGATGCAAAAAAACACAACTTTGAATATGTTATTGTATACCAATTAGACAGATTTAGCCGTAGCCGTGAGGATAGTGCAGTTTACAAGTCCATTCTAAAACGTAATGGTGTTAAAGTGATAAGTGCAAAGGAAAATATCAGTAGCGACCCAGCTGGCATTATCCTTGAATCTGTATTAGAAGGCATGGCGGAATATTATAGTGCAGAATTGGCTGAAAAGGTTAGACGTGGTATGACTGACAACGCATTAAAAGGCAAGATGAATGGTACACCTACACCGCTAGGATATGATAAGACAAATGACAATTCACTCATCATTAACAAACACGAGGCCAAAATAGTAGAACGTATCTTTGAAATGTACCTAAAAGGACACTCTATCCCCTCTATATGCTCGTTTCTAAACTCCAAAGGGTATTTATCTAAGAAAGGCGGAAAATTCTCATATGCGGTAATTAGACGCATTTTAAGCAATGAGAAATACATCGGCATCATGAAATGGAACGACATTATAGTAGAAGATGCTATTCCTTCTATTATTTCAAAAGAAATATTTGATAAAGTGCAATCAGCGAATAGCCGTAGAATTAAATTAAAGGCATCTAGGAGCGAGTTTTATAATCTATGCGGTAAATTATATTGCGGAAAGTGTAACGCTCATTACGTAGGCTCTACGGCAACTTCTCGTAGTGGAGAAAAGCATTACTATTATGTGTGTAACAATAGACGAAAACATCACACTTGCGATGCGCCAAATCTAAAACGTGAAATAGTTGAGGATATCGTAATCAACCAAACACTTGAGATATTGAACCAACCGAGTACTATCGAGCAATTGGCAGAATTAGCCATCAAAGCTAATAAGGATATGATGAGTACAAGTGAATTAGAATTACAATCGATTAATGATCGTATCAAACAATTGCAATCAGAATTAGATAATTACATGAAAGCAATTGCCAAAGGGTTCATATCAGATACGTTACAAAATCAAATAGAGAAAACAGAGGCGGAATTACAAGACCACATGACACGCCGTGCGAACCATGAAATGGCAAGTAATCAAATCCAATTAACTGCAGAGCATATAGAATTCTTTTTACACAAAATGGCAAAAGAAAACCCTACCACCAAGCAAGGCAGAGCAAGCATTATCGATACTTTCATAAAGCAAGCCACCATATTTGATGATAGGGTAGAAATTATATTCAATTATAGTAATGACCTGCCCCAATTTAAGGAACAGGCCATTGAATGTTCGCACTCATGCGATATGGTGGACCACCAGGGGTTCGAACCCTGGACACCCTGATTAAGAGTCAGGTGCTC